CAGACGTTGGACGCCGAACCACCCATGACGGAGCGAAGCCACCAATTGACGCGAAATTTCACGCGATCCTTGGTCTGGCGGAAGATGGGCAGCTGGCACGCCTCGCCCACGGAGTAGCCCTTGGTTCCCCACACGGGGCAGCCGTAGACCTCCATCTCGTTGAGCGACCAGATCTTGCCGAGGTTCGCCCACGACCAGCCCGTGGACTCCTCGACGTTGCCGCTCGCGCTGTAGCGCTCCTCAAGCAGGCACCGGCGGTCGATGATGCGGTTGCGGAGCGCCTGCGGGAGCTTCGGGAAAAGCCACTCGGTCTCCCACTTGTGCAGGTTGCTGTTTAGGTACGGGTGCTTCTCCTCCGCCGTGCCCTGATTGCTCTCGGTGTCTCCCCAGTAGAGGTACTGCCCGTCCGTCGTCTGCCAGTCCGGATCGGTAATGGCGATGGGATCGAACAGGCACACGAGATGATGCTGGGTGAGCTGCGTGTCCATGGCGTTGAGGTAGGTGTCCATGCCCGCGATGCGCGCCGTGAGGTTGTTGCTCTCGACGGGCACGGTGAAGTAGTCGCCGATGCGCAGGTCGCCGAAGCCCGAGACGCACAGCCCGCCGAGGTAGGCGTAGAGGTCGGACTGCCCGGAGAACAGCGAGTTGAGGTTGCGCCCGGAGTAGATGCCGTTGAACTCCTGCCGGTCGTACTCGGCGTTGGTGAGCGCGCTCTGCGCTCTGTCCCTAGCGGTCTGGTCGATGATGGTGTAGTTGGTGCCCTTGACGTTGAAGGTCTTTGCGTCTGCCATTTCCTGTCCTTTCCTATGCCAACGTGATGGTGTTTCCGCTTGCAGAGCATGTGGAGCCGAGCGTCACCGTGGTTCCGGACACGGATGCCTTGGCGCTCGGCGCGTAGATGGTGCCGTCCATGTAGAAGAAGTCACCGGACGAGTCGGCGAGCATGGAGCCGAGCTTGTCTATCTGCCCCCGCATCTCCGCAACGTCCTCGTCGCCAACGACGCTTGACTGAAGGCTGTCGGCAATGCTCCGCGCGTAGGTCGCCGCGTTGTTGGCGTTGGTGGCCGCTCCGTTCGCCGCGTTCGTGGCGGCTTGAGATTGGCTCTTGAGCGTGTTGAACTCCGTCACGCGGTTCTTCTCGGCGGTGACCCTCGCGGCCTCTTGGCTCTGGCGGGTCTCCTCCGCCTCCTGCCGATCGGTCTCGTTGGCCTTTCTGGCGTTCTCAGCGCTCACGCGGGCGGCCTCTTGGCTCTCGGCCTTCTTCTCGTAGGCCTCCCACTTCTCGTAGAGCTTGGTGAGCATATCGTCGTAGTACTCGGCGGCCTCCTCCGGGTCGGAGGTGTCAACGGCAGGCAGGATGCGAAGCTCGAATCCCTCGGTAGACTCTGCTCTGGTCGTGCCTGTGTAGAAGACGAAGTGCGCGAGGCGAGCGGTACCGGGAGAGGACACTGCCTGCGATGGAAGCGTGCAGCTCACCGTGCTCCCAGATATGGTTGCCGTGCACCTCGCCCACGTCCCGTCGGCCTTGAGGATGTCGAGCCGTGCGCTTCCCGTTGGCGTGTAGCTCGCTCCATCGTTTTGAAGCTGCGCCTTAATGGTCTGAGAGGCCACGTCGCCAACGCGAACCACCACGCAGGGCGGTACGAGCGCCGTGCTCTTGTTCATCTCAAGGATGATGTCATGCGTTATCGCCATCAGCAAGCTCCTCACCGTGCTCCATCATCCAGTCGATGGCCATGATCTCCTCACCGCTGAGCACACCGATGACGTCATCGGGAATTGCGGTCATGATCCGCACGTCATGCTCCACCTCGGATACCTCGCTGAGCTTGCGCAGGAAGTCTTGAAACCCCTCGCAGCTTGGGGTAACGGCGAAATCCTTAACGTTACCGTCATCGTCTTTTATCTCCGCGCCGTACTCGCGAATGAGCGAATCTTTGTAAGCCGTGTAGTCAGCCAAGGCGTTCATGATCGCGCGCATGTTAACGGCCGCCTTGTATCCCACCAGCGACCTGCTCTTAAGAACCGGCCCTAAAGATTGGGCCATGGCCTCAAGCTGTTTGTTGCTGTACTTCATTCCTGTTCACCCTTCTCGCTCTCATAGCTGACGCCAAGCGCCGACAGGATGATGTCAAGCTTGCTGTTCATCGAGTCGAGTACCGTCGACTTCGCGGACTCGGCTATCGGCTGCCCGGAATCATCGCTCCCGCTTGCGTTCCCATCCTTGAATACGATTTGCTCTGACATGGTTTCCTCCTAGCTGTACATCCCTACAAGAAGGCCCCTCTTGAATTGAAGCCTCACGTTCGTTGTCCAACGGGCCACAGTTCCGTCGCTGTTGATGGACGTCGGAAGCATTCCTGAAAGCGTGTTCGTTATCCCTCCCGATGCGCCTCCGCTGTCGGGGTCGATGTAGAAGTTGTGTGCTGTGTAGTTCCGACCGTCAAGGTCGCACCCGAGAGCGATGGTGTCTGTGGATAAGCCACCGAAAGCTTGGTTGATGTACGAGAGCTTCATCGTATAGGTGCTAGCGCTCGCGCTTTCCGCCACCGCCCATGTCATATACGAGCCTTCGTTTTCAAGGTCGAAGACAAGGCCCCGCTTCGAGGAATCGCCCGTGTACGAGTTCGTCCCGATCTTTCCCAATTCGTAATTGGAGTAATAGAAGTGGATTCCACTGTTTGTAAGCCGGAACACGCTGTTGCCGACATATGAGTTCTCGATAGTTAGGCCGCCGATGTACCCAGATGTCGTTCTAAGGTACCCGCTCGAAAGGTTCCAGTAGTTTTTGCCCGTGGCGTCAGATATGGTTCCCGTGGCAATGTACGAGGCGTTGATGTAGAGCTTGCTGTTCGACAGGTATACGCCCTGCGTCTGTCCGTTGTTCGTAAGGCGGTTGAAGACTTCGCGCTGCGTGAGGCTGTTGTCTAGGTTATCCGTTGACTGGTTCCCGGACGTAAGACCGCGCGCGAGAACAGGGCCTGTGTAGGTGTACGTACCGTTCGACCACTTGATGCGGCTACGCGTCCAGTAGTAGCGCCCGGAAACCCAAACGGGTTGCGTGTTAGACCAGTATCCGCCCGTCTGCGTCGTGCTGCTGGTGGACAGGTAGTACTGCTCTATGACCTCGGCCGCGCCGATGCCGCTCTCGTTCGCTATCCTGCGCGGCGTCGTGTACTCGATAGTACCGTCCGCAAGCTCCATCTTGACACGCGTCCACAAGTGCTTGCCCTGCGCCCACAGCGCGGTTGTGCTCCATGTGGTCGGCTGCACCGTAGAGCTGTCCGAAAGACCGTACTGCACGTCTGCGGACACCACGACGGAACCGGCTTGAGAACCCGCGAGGTTCGCAAGGGCGGAGATCGTCACGTCGCCCGTGTCGATGTCGGCGCTGAAGACGGTCTGCCCGTTCTTCTCGACCTTGATCGTCCCCGTCTGGATGTACTCGCCGTTGAGGTACAGCTTGCCGTCCTTCATGTAGAGGCCCTGCACCGCCCCGTTGTCGGTAAGGCGATTGAACACCTCCTCCTTGTCGAGCTTGGTGTCCAGATCGTCGGTTGACTGGTTTCCACTTGTAAGCGCGCTCGCCAAGACTGGGGTGGTGTACGTTACGCTGCCGTCAGACCATGTGATTCGTGAGCGCGTCCAGTAATAGTGGCCCTTCACCCACGTTGGCTGCGTGTTCGACCAAGTACCGCCCGTTTGGGTTGTGTTGCTGGTCGAAAGGTAGTACTGCTCGATGACCTCGGCAGCGCCTATGCCCTTGTCGTTCGAAATGCGACGTGGAGCCGTGTATTGAATCGAGCCGTCGGCGAGCGTCATCTTGACGCGCGTCCACATGTGCTTTCCATTCTGCCAAAGGGCAGTTGTTGTCCACGATGTCGGCTGCGTGTTGGCGGAATCGGATAGGCCGTACTGCACGTCGGCGGACACAACGATGTCTCCCGCGCTGCTGTTCCCAACAGACGCCGTTGCGGAGATCACCACGTCCTTACTGTCAAAGTCGACCATGAAAACGGGGTCGTTCGGGTCACCCACGACCATGCGACCGGCTTTGATGAGGTTGGCCATGAGCGTACCCGTGGTGATCCAGTCTGCGACGAAGCCGTTTCCGGTTCCAAAGGTGCGCCAGTCGTAGGAGCCGTCGGCCTTTGTTCCCGCCGCGATGCGGAAGCCCAGCGAGCACAGCTGCATGGCCGTGCCTCCCGTGGCGGTGGGCCGCCCGTCCTCGTCCAGCGGCACGCTTGAGAAGATGAACCCGTTCTGGTAGCTCACGTGCATGTAGCTCATGCCGTTCATGTTGAACTGCTCGTTGAGCGAATCTATGAGCTGCTGCAGGAAGGCGGGGGTGGTACCCGCCACGGCATCCCAGCTGCCGGACTGGTTCTGAAGATTGCTGATCTGTTGTTGTTGCTGCTGCAGGATGTCGGCGATGCTCTCGGTGACGTTCCCGAGGGTCACGCTCTGCGTCTTGGCCAGAAGGTCGCTTACCAGCTTTGTCACGCGCCCTTGGCATCGCAGCGTAGGCTCGAAGCTGCTGTCCACCATCTGGGTATCGTCCCCGACGCCCACTCCCTCCCACGGGCGGCCCATGGCCACGAGGTCAACCACGTCAGCCTCGTAGGTGACGCCGGGCGTCTTGTGCTGGTCTAGGTAGTCCTGCGTCTCGTCCTTGAGCTGATGCGCGTCCTCGCAGCTCGAGTTCTCGTACTTGCCGAACACGTGCTTGAGGCCGCCCTTGCCGTCGGGGCGTCCGTACAGCTTGAGGGCTTCGGCGTCCTCCACGTAGTCCTTGCCGTTGTTGACCTCGCCGAAGGTGAGCTTGCGTCCATATCCGCCGGAATCGGTCTCCACGCCCTTGCCATAGCCGTAGCACGCGGTGATGGCCCCCCAGTGCTCGGTGCGCGTGATGCTGTTGATGTCCTTGCCGTAGCTGAAGCGGCGGTGCCCGTTCGCCTCTCCACGGTGCTTGAGGATGGATACGCGGCGGTGCGTAACGCCGTCGGCCTCCACCGTGATGGAGGTCTGAAGCTCGCCGCCGCACTCTAGGATGCTATTGAGGGCGGAGCGGCAGTCCGTATGGTAGAAGGTGAGGCCGCCGGAAACAGTGCCCGGCTGGTCTACCGTCCCGACCTCCCAGCGGGTAGGCTCAAGGCACACCTCAAGGGCGCGCTGGAAGCTGTAGCCGTAGGGCCGCTTGTCCTCGATGTAGTCGCCGAAAAGCTCGCATATGGAGTTGAGCGCGGTGTCGCTGTAGATGGGAAGCCCTGCGGCGCTCGCACCCTTCGGGTCTTGGCACACGTGCTCGTGCGGCTCTCCGTTGAGGTCTTGCCATACGAGGCGGTACCCCTCCTTGAGCGGGTAGGTTGTTGTGATGTCAACGGTGTCCTCGCCGTTGAGGCAGTCAGTCCATATGAAGCTCAAGAGCTGACGCGCCCCGATAGTTCCCACGTACGCGTCATGGCGGCTGTAAACGTCTACCCTCATCACAGCCACCTCTCGTCCCACTCAACGGTCGCGGTTCCTCCCGACACCATGAGCAAGGCGTCGCCATCTATGCTGAAGAAGTCGCTCGTTATGTCCACGGCGTGGTCTGTGCCGTTGATGGTGCAACGCTCAAGCCCCATGTCGAGCACGACGGTCTGCGATCCGTTGAAGCTCGAAAGCACGCGCACGTATTCACCAGTTCCGACGTTGGTTATCTGCCACTGGCTGCCGCTGGGCGGCTTCACGGTCACGACGGGGCGCGCCGGGTAGCTCCCGCCGACACGCACGCGCTTGGTTCCGTTCACATCGATGCTGTGATGTTGACCGTAGGAAACCGGGTTGGCGCACAGGAAAGTAAGCTCCACGTCAGGCACGTAGGCGGACTTGCTCAACTCGGCCCCGCCCTCGTATAGGGCCATGAGGTAGGTTGTCGGGTCATCGGGGAGCACCAGGGGCGCAGGCTCGAAGGACTTCAGGCACGCCGCCAGGGCCTTGCGCGCCTCCGTCACGTCGTACATCAGGCGGCGGGTTATGCACCCGCTCACAGTAACCTCTATGGCGTCAAGCTCCACTGAGGACACGAGCGCCCCGTCCATGCCGGGCACCTGCGTCTGGGTGATGCGCCGCTTGGGCACCACCTGCCGCTTCACGTCGGTCACAAGCAGGTACGGCGAGAGGTCGTTGCCGTCGAACTCTATCCTTTGGTCGAAGATCATACGGCGTACCCCCTTCCTCGTGCCGTGATCCTGCTGCTCTGCGCCAAGGCGGTCGATACCGCATCGACGCCGATGTAGGCGTTGGTGTCCTTGGATGCTATCTCGCGCAGAAGATTCACCATCTCGCCCAGCATCGCCATGACCTCGGCATTGCCCCCGCCGTCCTGCTGGGCGGCTCCGTACCCCACGGTGCGCACGCCGGACGAGAAGCCGCCGCCGTTGGCCTCGAAGTACGAGGCGCTCGCGAGCCTTCTTGCGGCATCGGAGACGATTCCCTCGCCCTTGAGCATGCCGCTCGCGAAGTTCTGCGCGAGGTGCAGGCCGGAGGTCTCGCCGCCCTTCTCCGATCCCGCCCACGGGCCTTCCTTCGGCACGGAGAAACCCATTGCGTTCTTGGCGGCCTGCACGACGCTCCACGCGGCGTTCGAGACCCACGTGATGCCCGCGCGGATGCCGCTCGCGAAGTTGCTGGCGAGGTGGCTGCCCCACCCGTAGGAGTTGCCGCAGTTCTGCATGTTGCTGGCGGCGCTGGCGAGGCTCTGGGCGTTGCTGCGGGTGGAGCCGACGCCGGAGCCGATGCCGCTGGCGAAGTTGCTGGACGCGCTGCGGCCCTTGCTCGAAAGGTCTGATGGCGTGCCTGAGACGCCGGACGAGGCGCTGCTGGCGAGGCTGCGGGCGCTCGATGCCACGGAGCCGATTCCCGCCGCGAGGCCGGACGAGAGGCCGCTTGAGGCCCTGCTGCCCGTGCTCTGCGCGTCGCCCGGAAGCCCGCTGATGCGGTCGATGAGCTGCTGACCGAGCTGGGCGATGGAGCTGAGCGGGCCGGACGTGTTGCCGCTGATGCCGTTGGAGAGGCCGGCGTCAACGTCGGAACCTATGCGGTAGAACGCCTGCGAGGGCGAGTGCGATTCCAGCGTGTCCTTGGCCTTGCTGATGACGTCCTCGCCGAGGAGCGCGGCCTGCTCCTCGGAAAGCGTCCCGTTGGCGATGCCGTTCGCGAGGCCTTGGTCGATGTCGTGGCCGAGGAGCTGCGCGGCTGCGGGAACGTCCCCGCCCGTGAGCTGAAGTGCGATCATTGACAGCATGGTGTTGGTCGCCCCGGACGCCGTGAAGCTGTTGGCGGTAATCCCGTCCGCAACGCTCTGCGGGAGGCTGATGCCTGCGCTGCTCATCTGGGACGAGACGCCAGACCAGTCGCCGGTCGCTGCTGCCTTGAGGATGCTCGTCGCTGTGTCGACGTTCACCGCCCCGCTCTGCATGCCGTTGGCGAGCGCCGTTGCGGCGTTGAGGCCCGCGTCGTTCATCTGGACGCCCATGCCGTCGAGCGTCGTGATGATGCTCTGTGAGGTTCCGTCCCATGAAGCCACAAGCTGTGTGAGCTGCTGGTCATTGAGGCTCCGGAAAGCCTCGACCGAAACGCCCGCGTTGCTCAGGTCGGTGGCGAAGTCGTTGATGTCACCGCCCACCGCGTTCATGGCCGTCGAGACGGTTGAGCTTGACAGCACGAGGTTCTGCATGCTCAATGCGTTGCCGTCAGCTATGGCGGCCTGCGCCGTCATGGACGATGACACGTTGTTGATGGAGGTGTTTGTGGCGTCGAGGGCCGCCTGCGCGTCCTTTACGGCCTGACCGTACTTGGAGTTCTCGGCGGTTGCCTCCATGGTTGCGCGCGCCTGCTCCATGGTAATGGGAACCCCTTGCGCAGCCATGGTGTTGTAGTAGTTCTGCGCCAAGGTGTCCATGTCGCCGTATACGTTGTTGTACTCCTGCTGCGCCTGCGTAAGGGCTGTGATGTTCTCGGCCTGCTGCTGGTAGAGAGCGGAGAGGTTCTGCTGCTGCGCGTCGACCTGAATCTGCTGCATCTTCTGGTCGATGTAGCTACCGAGCGATGACGTAACGTCATGAATGGCGCCGTTCTCATCCGCGAGCTTGCCGTTGGCGGCGTCGGTGACCTGAATCTGCGTCCCGCACAGGTCGTTCACCGTATCGACGGCGGTGCGGAGGCGGGCCTGCGCGTCGTTGGCGAGGTCGGTGTGGTTGGCGTACTGCTGGATGGTCGAGTATGCCTGCTGGAGCTGCGCCATCTGGGCCGATGCGCTGGTGTTGGTGTCGCTGATCGTCTGGGCGAGCTGGGCTTGGGACTCAAGCATCCCGTCGATGTCCACCTTTGCGGCACCGGCTGAATCGCCGTATCCCTCCAAAGCGTCAGCTCCCGCGTTGGACGCGCTCACGCCCTTCTCGGTGGCAGCGGTAAGGCCCTCGGTCGCTGCCTTTAGGTTGTCCTCGTGCTCCTTGGCCTCTTGGAAGACGCCGACGAGCGCGGTGATGCCCGCGATGATCGCGAGCGGCGCGATGGTCGCCAGCGCCAGCTTGAGGCCGGTGGCCGCCACGGACGCGGCTTTCATGGCCACGCTCTGGGCGGTTACGGCGGTGGTGCTCGCCTGAGCCGCCGTGGCGGAGGCTTTGTAGCCCTCGACGGTGCCCTTGGCCGCGTCCATGGCGCTCTCGCGCTCGGCGACCTCCTGCTGGAGGTTCGCTATCAGCTCTTGGTTGGCCTTGCTGCCCTTGCGCTGCTCGCGCTCAAGGTCGCGAACGGCCGAGTTGTACTCGGTCTGCGCGGTGCCGGCCTCGCTGACGGCATCGATGTACTGCTGCACCCCGCCAGCAGCCTTTGCCGCCGGGTTGCGCTCAAGCGCCTTGGCAAGCTTCTCGTTGCTTTGGTACGCCTTGAGAGACGCCGCGTTCGTGGTCGTGAGCGCGTCGGCGTAGGTCGCTATCTCCTGCTTGGCCTTCCCGTATGCCGTGACCATCGAGCCGACGCCCTTCGTGATCCGACCGGAGACCGACAGCACGGGGCCTGCCGCTGCCGACACGAGGCCGAAGCCCACTACGGCCTGCTGCGTTCCCTCGTCCATCTGGCTGAAGGACTCCGCCGCGCCGCCGACGGCGTTCGCCACGTCCGTGACGGCTGGCGCGAGCGCCCCGCCCACTTGGATAGAGGCCGTCTCGATAGCGCCGTTCATCTCCTCGATGCTGCGCTGCGTGTCGCCCATCTGGGAGTCGGCGAGGCGCTGGGCCGCCGTTTGGTCGTTGGTCGCTGCGGTGTAGCGCTGTATGCCCTCGGTGCCCTGGTTCATCATCACCAAGGCCGCGCGGGACGCGTCCGCGCCGAAGATCGTCTGTATTGCGGCGTCGCGCGTTGCGGAATCGAGGCCGCCCAGCTTCGCCTGAAGCTCCCCGGCAATGCTCGCGGCGTCGAGCATGTTCCCGTTGGAATCGCGCGTGTTGATGCCGAGGGCTTCCATCTGCGATGCGGCGGCGTCTGTCGGGGCGGACAGGCGCTGAAGCATCGTCTTGAGCGACGTGCCCGCGTCGCTTCCCTTGATACCGGCGTCGGCGAAGGCACCCAGAACGGCGGCGGTGTCTTGGATGCTCCACCCGGCGCTGTGCGCCTGAGCGGACACCTGCGAGAGGCCCTGCGTGAGGTCTGAAACGTCTGCGGAGGACGCCGCTGCGGCACCCGCCAAGGCATTGGCTGCCTCGCCGGTCTGGTCGGCGGAGAGACCGAAGGCCCCCATGGCCTGAACGGTTACGTTGGCCGCGTCCGCGAGCTGCAAGCTTCCGGCGGCGGCCAAGTCCATGGTGGTCTTGAGAGCGCCGCCCTTGATGTCCGCAGCGGTGAGGCCTCCCTTGGCAAGCTCCTCCATGGCGGCACCGGCCTCGGACGCGCTGAAGACGGTCTGCGAACCCATGTCCAATGCGAGCTGCCGCAAGTCCTGCATGTTGGCGGACGGGTCGTTGAGCGCGCCGGACACGCGGTTCATGCTGCTCTCGAAGTCGATGGCGGTCTTGGCCGATGCCGCGCCGATGGCCGCGAGGGGAACGGTCACCCCGGCGGTCATGGCGTCCCCGGCGTCGGCTACCTGCTGGCCCGCGCTGTAGATGCGCCCGCCAGCCTCCGCCGCCTTGGAACCCGCCTCGACCCAGCTCTTGGACATGGAGCCCTCGGCCGCCGCAGTCCTCACGGCAAGGCGCTCAAGGGACTTCTCTGCGCGCTCGACCGCCGACCCGTTGTAGGAGCCTGATATGGCTATTGAGATGCTTGCCTTACCCATTGAGGTACTTCCTTATGGTCTGCTCTATGCGGGTCTCTACAGCGTCCACAACGGCGTTCTCGTTGTCGAGCACCGCCTTGACGAGCGCGCGGGGCGGGTTGCCTTTTGGCACGCCCACCGGGAGGCCCCTGCGACGCCCCGAGAGGTAGACGGCCCCGGCGTTGGCGAACTCGATAGTTCCCGCGCCGGGGTCGTCGCTTGCGATCCTCACGCCATTGGCGAGCGTGCGCAGGGCCATGCTCGAAGCGTAGGCACCCGTGCGCGCTATCGCCTGAGCGTTGTTCCGCGCCTCGGTGAGGATTGGCTTGGCGTCCTCCTTGAGGCCGCGCTTGAACTCGCGGAGGATGTCCTTGTTGATGGACTTGAGCGCCCTGATGGTCTCCTCAAGACCCTCCGCCTCGATGCGCAGGCCGCCGCCATGGGTGAACGCCATCATTTCCTCCCGCGATTGAAAATCCTGTTGACCCGCGCCCTGCGCGCCTCCATGTCGGCCTTCCTGCCGCGCTCCTCTTGGGCGTCGAAATACATGTCCACGTACTCGTCAAAGACGGCGGGGTACTCGTCGCACAGCCTTGCGAGGTCGTACGGCGAGCACCCCGTTCGGAGGCTCAAGATGGCTATTCGCTGGGCGCGTCCGCTAAAGGGGCGTCGGCCTCGGGCTTGTTGTCCTTGATTTCCACGTCGTAGGTGTCGGCGATGGCGTCGATGGCCTCCTCGGCCCCCATGCCCTCGACGCCAAGCTCATTGAGCTTGCCAGCGCGCTTGGCCGCGCAGTAGGCCCACGCGAAGTCGAGGCGGTTCTGGTTGGTGGGGCGCTTCGGCCACTCCGCCGCGATCTCCTGCGCGTCCCACAGGGACGTGCGGCCGCCCTCGAACTTTACGGTGCTGCCGTCCTCCGGCTTGGTGAAGGTGAAGACGAACTTCATGCGTGCTCCTTACTCGGTGATGTACTTTGCGACCTTGTTCACGATGGTGATTGTGACGGGCGTGCCGTCGGCGGAGTCGATGCCGATGTCATCGGCGCTGAACTCGACCTCTGCGACGTTGCCCTCGGGGTCTACCTCGGGCATCTCGAAGTTCCACGGCACGTTGGTGAAGGCCACGTCGAGCGTGCAGTTGGGGTCGGCGCTGTGGGTGAACTTCCACAGGGCGGAGCCGTACACGATCTTGGAGGAAACCTTGGTGCCGTCGGCGGCTCCCGTGAGGCACTTGCGCATGAGTGAGAAGTCATCCGGCACGACGGTCATGTTCACGGAGGTGGTCAGCTTGCCCTCCGCGAGGATGGTGGGCACGACCTGGCCCGCAGCGCGCTTGGCCTCGAGGCTGTTGGACATCTCGAAGCTGCCCTGCGTAACGGTCACGTCGACGGGGGTCTTGCTGGCGGTGTCGATCTGGAAGTCCCCGCCCGTTGGCACGAAGTAGCCGTCGAAGCACGAGGGGTTCACCACGCCCGCCCAAGACTGGAACAGGGTGGCGTCGTTGCCAGCTGCGGTGACGCTGATGTCGAGCGGCGCGTTGCCCTCGAAGGTCAGGCCGAGAGTGTCGATCTTGCAGCCATCGACCTTGTGCACCGTCTGCTGCGCGGTGTCGCCGATCTGGCCCCAGAAGGTCAGAAGCTGGAGCACGGAGCCGAGGGTGATGACGTGCTTGTAGTAGCCCTCCTTGCCCTCTGCGGGCGTGGACACGATGTTGCCCATGGCCGCGAGGCAGTACAGCGCGAGGGAATCCGCGTAGGCAAGCGTCTCGAAGTCGACGCCCATGTTGACCTCGGAGACGTACGCGCCGTTGGCCGCGTTGGCGCGGAGGCCGCACGCGACGGCCTTCTGCTCGATGGTGCGCTCCGGGTTGACCAGACCGCCGCCGGTCAGTCCGTGCTTGATGGTGGGCTGCTCCGCCGGGGTGTCGCCGTCCTGCAGCGCCACGCCCAGCATGCCGATGGAAACGTTAATCATCAGTCTGCTCCTTCTTCCGTGCGGCGGCGCGAACCGCCCCCTGCTCCTTGAGCGCCCTCATGAGCGCGTTGGGTGCTTTGACCTGAGCGCCCTTCTTGAACCGGTAGGGGTGCCCGTTGTAGAGCACCGCGATGTCCTTTGTGGCGATCACTGCACTACCTCCCTGAACTTCTGCGGGCACTTGGCGAACACTGAGCACTGCACGCCCACGGATGCAGCGGCCATGTGGTACTTGGAGCTGTCGCCGGAGGCACCGGCGGCCTCGATTGACGGGAACGAGTTGTCCACGGACATGGCGAGGCGCTGGTCTGCCATGACGGCGTTGAAAACCGCGTCCACGTAGGCGAGCAGCGTCGCCGATGCCGTGGCTTGGTCTGAATGGCGCGCGAAGCACATGACGTGGATGGTGAAGTCGAGCTGCCCGGCCCCCGGAACCGCGCGCCCTCCCATGGTCGCGGTGTCCACTATGGAATCGACCGCGATGTAGAACGGCGGCTCGCTGGTGGGGAACCCGTCGTAGACCTTGGGAGCCTGAACGCCGGGGTAAAGCTCCCCGAAGGAACCCGCCACCTTGGCCATGCGGCGGTAAAGCTCGTCGCGGGCTGCCTGAAACGTCACCATAAGAGGTTCGCCCCCCGCCCGAACTGCTCAATCGCAGCGTTGACCTCAGGGATGTCTGTCGCGCCGTCCTGCCCTGCGGTGGTGAAGCGGATGAAGCCAGCGTCCGTGCTCTCGCCCGTGGCCCCGATGGGTCGGTTGGACGGGCGCAGCATGTAGGCCGCAAGCTCCAGCACGGCGCGGGAGACCTGCGCCGGAAGCTCCTCGTATCCGTAGACGTACTCGACCCAGCATGGGCGCGGGAAGCACTTGACGGCCACGGCTTGGCAGTCGCTCACCAGCTCGTAGCCGTCCGTAAGAAGCTCACGGACGTCCCCGTGGTCGAGCGTCACGCAGCGCTCGCGCCCGTAGTCCTTGGTGCACCCGATGCGGGCGACGAAGGATCGGCGCGCGTTGCGCTCGAATACGTCGGTCGCGGCCTGCCGGGCTTGGAAAAGCGCCTCCTCCGGCAGCTGGTCGAAATCGTCCTGACCGTCCCCGTATCCCCTGAGCGCGTCGAGCCTGAAGTAGTGGCGGGACACCACCTCGACATAGGTGGTGAAAAGTGTCTCATCGCCCTGCTTCCAGTCGATGCGCGCTGTGTCCGGGGCCTTGAGCACAGGGAGCGTCACGGCGTTGCCCTCGACGGGAAGACCCTGCTCCCCGCCGAAGCGGGGGCGCAGGGTCGCGGAGTCGATTGCGGCGTCTGCCTCAAGCTGCAACGCGGCGGTCTCGGATGCCGCGACGCGGATTGTCGAGTCCGGCGCTACGAGCATCACGCCTCCTCGTCCTCGTCGTAGTCCTCCTCGTCCTCAACGGGCTCGGCCTTGGGCTTGGCCTTGCGGCGGGTGCTCTTTGCCTTGGGCTTCTGCTCGGGCTCCGGGTCGAGAAGCCCGCGCTTCGCGGCCTCCTCGTCGGACATGACCTCGCCCTCGAAGGCGATCAGGTAGCCGTCACGGATAACGCGTTCCTTGCTGGTGTACATGACTCCTCCTTACGCGACCGCGCCAGCGACGGCGGGAGCCTTGTCGAGGGCGGTCTTGGTAGCGAGGCAGAAGGCGTCCGGGTAGCGCACCTGAAGCGCCTTGGTGTGCTCGCCCAAGATGGAAAGCTCGTTCTTGATGAACTGGTCGTTGTAGTATCCGATCTCCACCGTGGTGCCGCCGTGGATGGCGCGGCGGCGGGCTGCGAAGCTGTCGTACACGAGGATGCCGGGGCAGCTCACGTCCTCAACGACCTGCATGCCCCAGTACACGTCGGAGCCGAGCGTCTGATACAGGCCGGTCTCGGTCTTGTACAGGTCGATGGCCTCGCGCACCTCCGGGCTGACCGCCACGTGGGTGGGGATGCGGCGGGCGTTGCGCATGACCTTGGTGCGCATCATGCGGATGGCGTCGAAGTACATGCCGCCCATGGCCTCGGTGAAGGTCTGGATGCCCGGCGTGTTCTTGATGCCAACGATGTGCGTTGAATCCGAGCCGTTCCAGTACTTGCCGTTGGTGATCTCGTCAAGGTCGAGCAGCAGGTCGTGCTCGATGATGTCAAGAAGCTCGTCGTAGTCCATCAGCGTGTCCTTGGAGATGGGCACGTAGCCAGCGATGGTCTCCTTGTTGGCAACGGCGTCCTTCCACGCGTAGAGCACCTGAGCCTTGGTGGCGCTCGCGCCCTCGGTCACGCCGCCCCACGTCGCGGGAGCGCCGGACTCGCTTGCCTTGTCGCGCTGCTTGTAGGTGAGGGAGCCTGCGGCGGGCGTCTCGATCAGGGTGCTCGCGAAGTTCTGGAACACGCCGGGGAGCTTGGCAGGCAGCTCAAGCTCAATCTCGGTGGGCGCGCCCACGGTCACGACGCTCGCGGCGTTGCGCGGGCCGACCTCGGCGGAAGCCTTGAAGCCGACCTCAAGGCCGTGGAACTCGTCGCGGGCACCGAGGATGCGCACGCCGAAGGAATCCGCGTGCTGCTTGGGCTTGGGCGCGTTGCGAAGCGCGTCCTCCTCCTCGATGACGTGGCCGATGGTGATGTCAAGCTGCTCGATCTGGCCCTGAAGGACGAGCGCCTTGCTCTCGTCCTTATCGTCGGCAGCCTTGCGCTGCTCCTCGGCAAGGCGGTTGCGCTCTGCCCAGAGCTGCTTGGAATTGAGGATTGCCATGCTTACTCCTTTGTCCGGTAGACCCTGTTTCCCAACACGAGGAGACGGCACCCCTCGTTTTGCTGCATGGTATTTGCGGCGTGAGATTTGCCCGGCTCGTCCTCCGGCTCGGCAGGCTTGGGGGTGGAAAGCGCCTCGATTGCCGCCTTCGGGGCATGCTTGTAGCGGGCCAGCATGGCCGGGTCGATGCAGGCCGCCACGCGCTGCTCGGTCTGGATGATCTCGTCCGCGAGGCCCGCGTCAACTGCGGCCTGCGCGTCGTACCACGTCTCGGCGTCCATGGCGGAACGCACGTCCTCAACGTCCATGCCGGAGCGTGCGGCGATGATGCCCGCAATGGTTCCGTCCACGGCCTCAAGGCGCTCTGCGGCCACAAGAAGCTCTGCCGCGTTGCCGCTCGTGTAAGTCCACGCGTCGTGGATCATCAACTGCGCGAAGTCGCTCATGATGACCTTGTCCGCCATGACGGCGATGTAGGATGCGGCGGAGGCCGCGATGCCGTCGACGTAGGCGGTGGTCTCGCCCTCGTAGCGCTGGATGGCCGAGGCGATGCCGAAGCCCTCGTACACGTCGCCTCCGCAGCTGTCGATGCGGATGTCGAGCGGCTTAGGACTCAGCTCGTCAAGCGTCGCGGCGAAGTTCTTGGCCGTGTTGCTCGAATCCATGTCCCAGAAGTCCGCCCCGATGGTGCCGTACAGGTACACCGTGGCGCGCTGGGCCTCATTCTTGATTTGGAACACTTGTGCCTCCTACTCCCGTCTGGCTCCCGTCTCCGGGCTCCGTCGGTTTCTCTGCGTTGGTGGAGTTGAAAACGTTCACGGTTCCGTCGGGGTTGACGGTTCCGTAGTTGAGCGGGAACAGCGGCAGGCCGATGCCCTCAAGCGGGTCGAAGTCCTCAAGGTCGCGGACGTCCTCGCGCGTGATCGCGCCCAGATAGCCCATCTCGCGGTAGTACTGGGTGCGGGTGGCGTCGTCTCCGCGCATGAGGCCCTGAACGCGGAACTTGGCCTGCGCGTTCGGAAGCCCGCAGGACGCGAGAACCGGCTGAAGCGCGATCTCGATGCACCGCACGTCGGGCACTATGGTGTCAGTCACGTAGTCGATGTTGGACTGCTGCCCGCCGGCGTAGGTCGTCTGGTCTCCGTCGTAGACCTTCCAAGGGGGAACGTTGCAGGCGCGGCACACCTGATGCAGCACCCACTTCTGCTGCTCGATGACCGACGCGTCCTTCATGGTCTGCTGGTCGGCGACCCACTTAGCCCCGTAGCCGAAGATGGGCGCGCGCCCCGCCTCGGTGATGCCGCTTTTCATGTCGATGGCCGTGCGCAGGGCGCTCAGCTTCTTCTCGTCGTTGATGACGTTCCCGGCTGGTAGCTCGACGTGGCCCAGATGGTGATTCCCGTTGCGGAGCATCGAGCGGTAGAAGCGCTCAAGGTCGAGGCTCAGGCCGATCTCCTCGGCTGCCAGCTTCGCGAGCGACTTGCCCTTGATGCCGTCCTTGGTCACGTGCGTGCAGATGTTGACGACCTCGTGGTTGAAGTACGTCCCTGCGGGCACGTGGTCATCGCCCGGCGCTACGGTGTAGGTGGTGCGGTAGCCATTCGGCGCGTCGCGGTCGTAGTTGTGCTGAACGGTCGCGGTGATGGGCCAGATGGCCTCGACGCGCCCACGGTTCCACTCGATGAACCAGTAGGCGTTGCCGAACGTGTCACGGCGCAGCACCGTCCACGCCATGAGCGCCGGGGCGGTCATCTCCTCGTTGGCCATTCCGTTGAGGAGCTTCGCGAGCGGGTGGTTGGTCAGGCGCTCCGATCCGCTGCGCCGGTGGTTGACCACGCTGAACGGAAGCGACGCCATTGAGCGCGCCTTGGTCTGCTCGCATGCCGCGTAGTCGATGGACATAAGCGCGCCGTAACCCGCAGGCGTGGGCGCGAAGCCCGGCGGTAGGTTGACGCGAACAACGTCGGAAAGCTCCGGCTCCTCGCCGCGCTTGTAGAACATGTCGTAGAAACGTCCCATGCTGCCCCTTTCTTCTGGCGGCATGGTACGGGCGGCGTGAGATTAGTAGATTTCCGGGGCGTCCTCGCTTCCCGACACGAGCTTGTTGTAGGCGAGCGCGGCTATAGCCAAGGCGATAGCGCCGTCTATCTTGGATTTGCGAGAGTCCTTGCCGAAGCGCGTGCCGTATGGCTCGCGCTCCTCCTCAACGGTGTTCTCCAAGTGCTGCCGAAGCTTCCTCTCGCCCTTGAGCTTGAGCCGCCTGTCCTTCACGAGGTTCATCACGATCGAGGTCGCTTGGCACATGGTGGCGTTGTTCTGGGCGAAGGACACGGTCTCGATTCCGTACACGTCGTTGAGCTGGCTGCTCATGACAATCATGCGGTTGGGGTCGATGCCAACGACCTCCGGGTAGTGCTCTTGGCACACGCCCGCCACAAGCTCCATGATCTGGTTGAGCGGGTAGTGCCCGGTGTCCTCGTCCGGCGTGTCGAATATCCAGCTTTTCGTGTAGCCGACCATGGTTCCGCGCTTGTTCTTGCGCTCCTGATAGGCAACGATGGCGTAGGAGTCTCCGGCCGTAGCGCCGTCGATGCCGATGGTGAACGGACTGTCGAAGTCGAGCTTGTTCGGCCCGCGCTCGCATCGGTCGAGCTGCGCCGTGGTGAAGCACGAGTACGCGTCCCTGTCGGACGGGAAGCGGTTGGCGGTGTAGCGCTCGAACGACCTCTTGGACGTGGCCATGCCGCGCTGGTCTTGGATGCTCTCCCACGTGACCCAAGAGGCGCACATGAGCGGTTCCCAGCTCTCGCGCTTGTCGATGTCCGCGCCGTCATCGAGGCCCAGCCAGTAGAGGTACATGCCGGGGTCGTCGTCGGCCTTCTGCAAGGTGTCCCAAAGGAAGCCCTCGCGCGCGTCGCCTGCGGTGGTGATGCCGATTGAGAGCGGGTTCCAGAGCACCTTCTGGCCCTTGAGGCCGGCGTCCCACACCTTGCTGTCCTTGTAGACGTGCAGCTCGTCAAAGATGAGCACGTTGAAGTGCCAAGACTCAAGGGCGTCCGGCTTGTTGGGAAGCACCATGATCTTCGCGCCGGTCTCGTTGTGGGTGATGACGTCCTTGCCGATGTCCCACTGGCTCTTCCACGTGTCGTTGAGCTTTATCATGGTGGCGATCTTCTCGAAGATGTTGCGCACCTGATCCTTGGAGCTTGCGACCACGCCGTACTGCCCGTTGTGGATGACCTCCATCGTCGCTACGGTGAGAACGGTCGCTGCGGCAAGCTCGGTCTTGCCGTAGCCGGAAGGTAGGCCGATTATCACGCGGCGGAAGCGGCGCTTGAACCGCCCGCCCTCCATGCTCCCCGTTGCGAATATCGGCTTCCAAATGTTCTCGCGCTGGAAGGGTTCGAGAAGGAATGGCTTGCCGTAGTAGCTGTCGTTCGAGACGTGGTGGCACATGGAGGAGAGGCACTTCTCGTAGTCGCGCGCCATTATCAGACCCTCGCGCGAGTACGAGGTCTCAGTCCTCCGCATCCTCTATCACCACCTCGGATTCCGGCAGCTCGTAGGCCGCGTCGATGCTCTTGAACATGGCGGCGGTGTCCGCCGCCGTCTTGGTCGCCGTGGCGTCCATGAGGCCGATGCGCGATCTCGCCAAGGGCGATAGGCCCAGCATGTCGGACAGCGCGCGAATCTCTGCGCTCGCCTCCTTGAGGATGGTGAGCGCCGGGTTCTTTCGCACCAGCGGTATCTCGTTCCCGTCCTTGGTCTTGAAGGGCTTGACGCCTATCTTGTCGAATATGGCTATCTTGCCGTCCTCGGAGTGGATGGCCTGCTCGGCCTGACGCGCCACGGCGTGCCAGTAGGTCAGGAGCCGCAGCGTCGGGATGTCCTGCTCCGTGAAGCTGTTCACGGGCGGCGCGAGCCACGCCCATATCTCGCTCTGCACGGGGTCTTCGGCTATGTCCTGCGGCATGAGCACGCCCGAGGAACCCTCGCGCACGGCGAGGCCGTAGGAGTCCGAGAGGCCCCGGCGTATGGCGTTGTGCTTCGGCTTCGCGCCCTTCACAGGCCCTCACCCCTCAGTGCGTCCTCGATCTTCTTCGCGACCCTGCGCAGCTTCAGGCACAGGGGCGATGACGTGAGCATGGAGGCGCGGGAAAGGTCGCTCGCCGCCACGTGGGCGCGCTGCAAGACCTCAAGCACCTCGTCATCGGTCATTGATGCGGACGGGGCGGGAGCCTGAAGCTCGCCCGTGTAGGCGTAGCCTCTGGCCGCGCGCGAGCGGCACGTGGCGGAGCAGTACCGCGCCGTGCTTCGCTGGGCCTTGAACTCCCGCCCGCATATCTCGCACCGCTTAATCAAGCTGCTTGACCTTTCCGATAACAACCTTGGTCACGGGGAACATGACGGCCTCGTAGGCGACCTTTGCGAGGCCGAAGGATACGACCGTCGCCAGAATTACCTGAGCCGGCATCACGCCGAGGAACATTCCGAAGTTGAAAACGGCGGCATCGCTCAGCTCGCCAAAGAGCGTGGAGACCACGCAGCGCGCCATAAGGTGCCTCTCTCCGTGACGGTCGTGCATGACTTGCATGATCTTGGCGTTGAGCGTGGAGCCAACGAGGTAGCCGCCGAAGCTTGCCGCAAGCGCTCGCGGAGTCGTTGAGAACACCGCCTCGAACGCGGGCTGCGCGGTGAAGTGCGCGGAACCGGGAACGATGATCGCGATCTGGTACACCAGCACGGCTGCGAGGTTCAGGATAAAGCCCATGAAAACGACCTTGCGCGCGGTCTTGAAACCGTAGACCTCGGTGAACACGTCGTTGAGGATGTACACGACCGGGAACGTAACGAACGCGCTCGACCAGCTGAAGCCGAACACGTCAAACGTCTTCCCAGCGATGGTGTTGTTTGCGATCAGCAGAACGCAGTACGTCGCTGCCGCATAGAAAAGGAACTTACTCTTGGTCATGCTTACCACTCCTTGTCGTTTGCTTCCAAGTACTCCGCGTATCGGAGCCATTCGGTGAAGTTATGGATGACGGCCTCCCGCGTTTTGAGCCGGTGGCCCTTTGGTGCGTTGACCTTGCAGATGGCAACGCCGTCGAACGTGTAGATGTATCCGCCTCGGTTTCCGTAGAGCCACGCCGTGGAGTCAACGGAATCGAAGCCAACGGATGGGAGCGTTTTCAGCTCGGTGTATCCGAGCCCGTGAACCTTTGCCCCAAGCCTGTGCGCCTCCCTCGTGAACCACCTGAGATACGGCTTGAGCCTCTTCCTGCCGTCCTTGGTCGCGATCCCGCCGATAGCGACATACGGGTACTCCGTGCACATCTCCTGAAAGGCCCTCTTGCCGCGCTCTAGGTGCCAGACCGGGATGCACCTGCGCCCCGTCTGCGCCTCGATCTCGCGCCGGAACTCAAGCACGCGCTTGTAGCCAACAACCGAGTCCACGTCCATCTCGAAGAAGTCTTGGACGTTGTTCTCGCAGATGTACCGGATGTACCTGTCAACGTAGGCCGGAAGGGCCTTCGCCTCCATCCCAGCCCCGTAGAGCGCGGTGAACGCTCCGGAATCGAGCAGGAAGCGCTTGAAGCGGTGGATGTTGCGCGTCTGCCAGTCCGCCACGTAGTAGTAGCTCTCAAGGATGTTGCACCTTCCGGCCAACCCTCCTTGGAGCGCCCCCTGTCTCTTATACACATCTGACGCTGCCGACGACTTAATAGGTGTAGAT